TCGTAACCGTCAAGAAAATTCTACCGCGACATTCAGTCGTAACAGTCAAGTAAATTTTACACGAACAGTCACTGAAGAATTCACCGGCCTTGGCTTCGCCGCTTTCATAGGCGCCAATAACTATAGCTATACCGCTGCCTTTAGAGGAACATTTACCGGTAATTTTTCCAGAGACTTCACAGGTAATTTCCAGCGAGACTATATAAGAGACTTTACAGGCAATTACGCCAGAGACTATATAAGAGATTTTACAGGTAATTATGCCAGAGACTATCTAAGAGATTTCACGGGCAATTACGCCAGAGACTATCTAAGAGACTTTACAGGCAATTACGCCAGAGACTATCTAAGAGACTTCACAGGAAACTATGCCAGAGACTATCTAAGAGACTTCACAGGAGACTTTGCTGGTAATTTTACCAGAGAACCAACAGCAAATTTCACAGGTGATTTTACCAGAGACTATCTAAGAGACTATCTTGGTACCTTTGCCAGAGACTTTATAAGAACCTATGTTGGTGACTTTACAGGTAATTATACCGGAGCATTTAACCGTGCTGTTCTTGAAGACTATACAGGTAACTTTCTGAGAGATTTTATTGGTGACTTTACGGGTAACTTTATAAGTGCGTCTACACGAACTGTTGGTGAAAACTATACAGGTGATTTTACCAGAGATTATATTGGTGATTTTGCCAGAGACTATTTGAGAGACTTTACAGGAGACTTTCTTAGAGAATATGTCGGTAACTTCGTAAGAGAGTATACAGGAGATTTTGCTGGAACATTCTCTAGAGACTTCTTGGGTAACTTTTTAAGAGACTTTACTGGTAATTTTATTAGAGATTTTGTTGGTAACTTTACAGGTGACTTTACCGTAGCCGCTGACTATACAACAGATTCAACAGTAAATTCAACAGCAGTCTCAACGGCAGACAGCACACTTGATTCGACAGCAAATTTTGAACAAACATATGTAGCAACATCAACTAATAATTTTTTAGCAAGTTTCTCTCAAGATTTCACTAACGATTCTACATCAAACTCTCAACGAGTTATAGAGGGAGCATCTACAGTAGATTCTGTGACAAACTTTACTAACATCAGCTTTACTAATTTTACAGCAGATTCTACGCGGTTTAGAGAGTCGCTATATACTAGTAACTCTACATTAGATTCCACAAACATATTTACAGGAAATTATGTAGGAAACTTCCAGGCAAATGAAATTCAGTCTGGTTCAGAAACAATTGAAACATACACACTATATGTTAGAGTGGCATAACAGGAGTTATAAATGAGTGAACAAGAAGTAAGTATGGAAAAACTTGCAACTTATGAAAAGACATGGTTAGATAATGCATTCTGGGAAACACCTCAAAAGCAACTATTAAATGCAATCTGTGAATACACAGATGAAAAAAATCGTAAAATTCGTAAGGTTTTACAATTACCTAGACTTGATGAAACGGGCGTTGAAAATCCAGTATTCAATCAATGTGTAGAATTTTTGGGTGATGACGCAATCGATGCATCAACAGCAGAACGCCGTAGACGCAAACTAGAAGAAGCCGAAGTCAAGAAGCAAAAAGAAATCGAAAAGCAAAAAGCGAAGAAACTCGAAAAGTTGTTTGAATACAAGTTGGAAACATTTGAGATTGATGAAATCAAAGACTCAAAAAATCGTCAACTAAAATCAAAACTTAGACGAGCCAAATCCATTCCTGAAGTGAATTTATACGCCATGTTAATTATTAAGGATATTGCTGATGCCGAACAACAAGCAGCCGAGTAAAGGTTATCTGTCGGTAGCATCAAAAAATCAAAACTTCTATGTATATGCAATCAATCTGATTGAATCCGTAAAAGATTATTATCCTGACGCTAGGTATTGTCTTGTAACAGACGAAGCATTTCTTGATGGTAGAGAAAGCATCGTCGATGATTTGATTTTAACGTCAGGTGAAGCTATAGGTGCATACAGAGCAAAACTCTGGGGAATGGCAAGAAGTCCGTATGACCAAACAATGTATCTTGATGCTGATATGACATGCGAACACGAAGACATTGAGTTTGTCTTTGATGACCTTCGTGATAGAGACATGGTGTTCCATGAACTATCAAAAGAAAGAGAAAACTATTTCGCTGTTAAATACTTCAATTATGGTGGTAAAAAAGAACATATGAAACTCTGTGGTGGTGTATGTTTATATAATAGTGCAAAGCCAATTGTAAAAGAGTTCATGGAAGACTGGTGGCAATACTACAGCAAACAATATGCTGGTAATTGGATGCCAGAAAGTTTTGACAAAGCAGAGTTTAATAAAAATCTAAAAGTTTTTGACCAAACAACCTTGTGGTGGTTGACCGAGAAATTAGAAAAGTATAAGGACTTGAATATTGGTTATTTTGACGATGACATTCGTTGGAACTACTTCTCTCAATATGCATATGATATGCTTCAATCAAAGTCAGGTAAGCCTCCGGTGATGAGACATTTTTCAGGCTCTCTACCGAAAGACCAGTTAATTGTATGAATTATACAAAGACAATTAATGAAAACCAAGTTATGGCTCCAGTGATAATCAAGAATAAATATGTTCTTGATGCATTGAATAATTTTTTATGGTTCTGGAAAAATCCTACTTTTTTAGACAATGTGAAAACTGTTTGTGAAAAAGAAACACCCGAAAAGTGGACTAACGAAGAACACTTACACGAGATAATGGCTCAAGGTAACACTCACGAAGGTTATCCAGAGGCTTGTAAGTCCAAATCATTGGCGCCTAATCGTCTGGTGGAAGCTATAGGACATGACAGAAGGGCTATTGCTGAGTGTATAGAAAAATTTATTGAATATAACACAGAACTATCTCAAGTATTAGCGGTGAGAAACAATGCTTTAGGTGTCATGTATCCACCAGGTGGATTTATTTCGTGGCATAACAATCATAATGCTCCCGGATACAATCTGATTTTCTCTTATGCCGAAACAAATACAGGTTACTTTGAGTATTATGATAGTGTGACAGAACAAATTGTAAAACTCTATGATACCGCTGGTGAGTGGACTTGTAAAGCTGGATATTTTGCTTCTATGGAAGAACCAATTGAAAAGAAAGTATATCACTCAGCCAGCGCACCAGATGACTATAGAATGACCATATCGTATATTTTTAACAGGAGCGAAATGGGAAATGGTCTTCATGATGAAACAATAGAAGAAATTATGACAGAAATCTAGATTTTACAATTCCAATTCATATAAATAAAAACAAATAGAAATGTATATGGATTTAAGAAATGTCAAACTACGAAGACTTCGTTATTAATCAAGGTGCTGATATTGCGCTTGAAATCCATTGTCTCAATGATAGTGGGTCAGTAAAAGACTTATCGGGTCATAGCGTATCGGCAAGTATGAAAAGAAACTTGAGCGACAGTGCAAACTCACCTGACACGGTTCAATTTAATGGTTTTGTCTCAAATGCTGAAGGCGGAATCCTTACTCTCTCTCTTAACAACCAGCAGACCGATGTGTTAAAACCGCGCGGCAATTACTTTTATGATGTAGAACTTTCTTTTACTGATAGTAGTAGTGGTGACACAATTATCGAAAGAATTCTTGAAGGTCAAATCGAAGTTTCTCCATCCGTAACCAAGTGAGTATTTGAATGTCTGATACAAGAAGAGTTGTAGTTGTTGCTAATTCAAGAACTATAATCAAAAAAGTCAAAATAGGTACTCCTGTTCGTTCCGTATCAATCGGTGGTATCACCTCCGGTGGTATTAGTGATATTGATACAAACAATCCTAGTGCAGGTGATATTCTTGTCTATCAGCCTTCGTCACAAACATATTACACTGCTCAGTTAGTTGGCGGCACAAACATTGATGTTTCATACGACAGCAATGTAAGCAATTCTTTAACTATTAACACAACTCTGGGTGCGCTTTCTGGTTCAATCATTCCAGATAGCAATGAAGTCTATGACCTCGGTAGTTCAGATAAAAAATTCCGTGACTTATATCTTTCGGGTAACACAATCAATCTAGGTGGACTGAAACTTCAAGATGAGGACGGAACGTTTGTTGTTAAAGACTCTAATGACAACATAATCTTTACAGAAGTCTCTCTCTCAACAACGAACGAAAATATTCTATCATTTGACAGTTCATCTGGTATGCTTACTTTCCGTGACTCTGATGTTGCAAGAACAGATATTGACGAGACTTTTCATAAAAATCTTACAGTCGTAAGCGGTCTCACAGCAGATAGCGCAACACTCGGTGGTATTAATTTAAGCGGTAACGACCTGACAACGACAGGTAAACTATATTATGCAAATGTGTTTAGTAACGAAGTTGACCTTCCAAGTGCGTCTACCTATCATGGTATGTTCGCTCATGTTCATGCAACAGGACGCGCATACTTTGCACACAATGGTGCATGGCACAAACTAATTGATAGTGACACGACAGACACTCAACAAGTATACTCGCTTACCTCTAATGATGCTGATATTAGCACACTCAACTTTACCAGTCTTGGCAGCGATGCCGTAACAGCAATTCGAAACGAGTTTGCAGGCGGCACAGGTCTTACATATACAAGTGGCACAGGCACATTTGACATCACAAACACAGGTGTCATTGCAGGAACATATGGGTCTTCGACGCAAGTTCCTCAACTAACAATCAATGCTCAAGGTCAGGTTGATAGTGCCGGTCTTATCACAATTTCAGGCGTGACTGGCGTTGACTTTGACAGCGCAACAGGCACGATTACAATTCAGACAACAGGTGGTGATTTCTCTGATGTTATCACACTTGACCCATATACGACAAGTAACTTGGTTGAAGGAAGTAATCTTTATTATACAGACGATAGATTTGATATCAGACTTGCTACGAAAACAACAGATGATGTTTCAGAGGGGTCTAATCTCTATTACACAACAGCGAGAGCAGATTCAGACGCCAAGAATGCTATCAGCGTAACTGATGCAGGTGGTGATGGGTCACTGACATATACACCATCAACTGGTGTTATCACATACACAGGACCGAATGCCGCTGAAGTTCGCGCACATCTTGTCGCTGGAACTGGTGTAACATATGACTCAGCGTCAGGTGTTATCTCTATCGGACAACCAGTAGGTCTTACAGACAATGTGACATTTAATGATGTTGTTGTTTCTGGTAACTTGACTGTATCAGGTTCTACAACGACAATCAATACAGAAACAATTAATCTTGCTGACAACCAAATCGTTCTGAACTCAAACTTCGATTCGGGTGCGCCAACAGAAAATGGTGGTATATCCGTTCGTAGAGGTGATGAATTATCTAAAGAACTTATTTGGAACGAAACTCTAGACAAGTGGACTGTTGGTTCAGAAACATTTGTTGCGGCTACATTTGAGGGTAATCTGACTGGTCAAGCATCAGACATTTCAAATCATAGCACAACAGATTTAAGTGAAGGTGATAATCTCTATTACACCACTGCAAGAGCAGATTCAGCGTTTGATGTTCGTCTTGCTACGAAAACAACAAATAATCTAACAGAAGGTGATAATCTCTACTATACTACAGCGAGAGCCGATAGTGCGTTTGATATAAGACTTACCACCAAAACAACTACTAATCTTGCTGAAGGTGATAACCTTTACTATACGACCGCAAGAGCAGATTCAGCATTTGATGTAAGACTTGCCACAAAAACTACTGATGATGTTACAGAAGGTAATAATCTTTACTACACCACTGCAAGAGCCGATAGTGACGCTAAGAATTCAATATCAGTAACAGACGCTGGCGGTGACGGGTCGCTGACATATAGTGCCGCAACTGGTATCATCACATACACAGGCCCATCTGCAACAGAAGTAAGAGCGCATTTTGCTAGAGGTGCAGGTCTTAGTTATGACAGTCCATCTGGCACATTTTCAATAACAGAAACTGGTGCTATTGCAGGGACATATGGTTCTAATACAGCAATTCCTGTTGTAACTGTTAATGCTCTTGGGCAGATTGACAGTATAGGAACTGTTGGTGTATCAGGCATCACTGGCGTTGACTTTGACAGTGCAACAGGCACACTAACGATTAACACATCGACTGGTAACTTTACTGATGTCATTACACTCGACCCATATACAACAACAGGTCTTGTTGAAGGTTCAAATCTCTATTACACGACAGCAAGAGCAGATAGTGATGCTAAGAATGCTGTATCTGTAACCGACGCAGGTGGCGATGGGTCACTTACATACAGTTCAGCCACAGGTGTCTTTACATATACTGGACCAAGCGCAAGTGAGACTAGAGCGCATCTTGTAGCAGGAACAGGTATCACTTATGACTCATCGACCGGTGTGATTGCAAGCGCATATCAAGCGGTTGATACAACAGACTCCGTAACATTCTCTGGTCTTTATGTATCAGGCAACACAGTTCTTGGCGGCAATCTGACTGTCACAGGAACGACAACGACAGTCAATACAGAGACAATCAATCTTGCTGACAATACAATTCTGCTGAACTCTAATCATACTGGTACGGCTACACAGTCTGCTGGTATTGAGATTGAACGTGGCACAGACTCAAATGCATCATTGCTTTGGGATGAAGCAGCCAACAGATGGTCCGTTCAAGGTGATGGATTTGTTGCTGGAACATTCTATGGTAATCTGATTGGCAATGTAACTGGTACCGTATCAGATATCTCAAATCACTCAACATCTGATTTGAGTGAAGGAACAAATCTCTACTACACAACCGCTCGTGCTGACTCAGATGCTAAGAATTCTGTATCTGTAACTGATGCTGGAGGTGATGGGTCACTAACATATAACAACGGAACTGGTGTCTTTACATATACTGGTCCTTCTGCCAGTGAAGTTCGCTCTCATATTAATGTCTCGGGCGACTTATCTTATGACAGTGCAACTGGCCAACTCTCATTTACAGAGAGAACTGAGCAAGGCGTTAGAGATATCTTCTCTGTATCTGGTGACCTTGCATATGACTCAAACACAGGTCAGTTTGCATTCACAGAAAGAACAGACCAAGAAGTAAGAAATCTATTCTCTGTATCTGGTGACTTGAACTATGATAGTTCAACAGGTCAGTTCTCTATCGATGTTGAACAAGTCTACACAAAAGCAAACTTTGATAGTGACTTCGATGTTCGTATCGGTGAGAAGTCTACTACAGATTTGAGTGAAGGTAATAATCTTTACTACACTACGGCTCGTGCTGACTCTGATGCGAAGAATGCTATCAGTGTCACCGATGCTGGAGGTGATGGGTCGCTTTCATATAATGCTGGAACTGGTGTCATCACATACACAGGACCAAGCGCAACAGAAGTTCGCTCTCATCTCAGTGTATCAGGTGATTTAGCGTATGACAGTTCAACCGGACAATTCTCATTCACAGAGAGAACAGACCAAGAAGTAAGAAATCTTCTGTCGGTGTCAGGAGACCTTGCATACGATAGTTCAACAGGCCAATTCTCGTTCACAGAAAGAACAGAACAACAAGTTCGTAATCTGTTCTCATCTGGCGGAGACTTATCATACGATTCAAATACTGGTCAATTCAGTATTAATGTCGATGCGGTTTCTATTGCTGACTCCGCTGTTAGACATAAACTTTCGGCTGGTGGAGACCTGTCATACGATAGTTCAACTGGTCAATTCTCATTTACACAAAGAACAGATGCTCAAGTAAGAGGTCTTGTGTCTGGAGATAAAGGTCTTACTTACAATTCATCTACTGGTGAGTTTAATGTGGACTCATCTAATCTTGTCACACTCTCAAGAAATGCTTTACAATCTGGAACAGGTGTCACATATGACAGTGCTTCTGGTCAAATCAGTATTGGTCAGGCAGTCGGAACGACAGATGATGTCACATTTGCTGGTATGACGATTTCGGGCAATCTGACGGTCACAGGCACGGAGACAATCGTCAACACCACAAACCTGAGTGTTAATGACTCTCTGATTAAACTCGCTGACAGTAACGAAACAAGCGATGTGCTTGATATTGGTTTTATCGGTCACTATTATCGAAATGGACAGAGTCGTCATACGGGTGTGTTCCGTGATGCGTCGAATGAAGAATATTATATCTTTAATAATCTAGTTGACTCTTCATTTGACTCGGCTCCTGCACCAAATGTGGTGAATCGAAGCGGCACTGGGTTCACACTCTCAACATTAAATGTTGGCGCACTTAACTCAACTGCCGTAACCTCTGGAACGATTCTCGTTGACTCGGCGAGTATCAAATCGCTTGCACAAGAAGTATCAATCAATAATCTGAGCGAAGATACCACGCCTCAACTGGGCGGCAACCTTGACCTGAACAGTAGCAATATTACAGGCACGGGTAACATTGATGTCACTGGTAACTTTACACTGACATCCACTGACGATGGTTCTAGTGCCGCTCCAGAGATTGACCTTGTTCGAAATAGTTCATCTCCTGCTGATGCTGACTATCTTGGTCAGATTAAGTTTACAGGCGAGAATGATGCAGACCAATCTGTTCTCTATGCCAAAATCACTGGTAAGATTTCGGATGCCTCTGACACAACCGAAGACGGTTTGATTGAATATGCTGTGAAGAAAGCAGGTTCGAACACCATCGTTCAAAGACTTACTGGCACAGCACTGAAACTTATCAACGGAACGGGTCTTGAGGTCGCGGGTAACATTACGGTTGACGGAACTGTCGATGGTCGTGATGTTGCTACCGATGGTTCCAAACTAGATGGCATCGAAGCAAGCGCGAAAGACGACCAGACGATTACTGCTGGCAATGGTCTGAGTGGAGGCGGCACAGGTGATGTAACGCTTAATATCGACTCTGCGAATGTTCGAGGCATGTTCTCAGGTGGAACGGGTATCACATATAACTCTGGTAGCGGTGCAATCTCTACGACCGATGGAGATATCGTTCACGATAACTTGAGCGGCTTTGTTGCTAACGAACATATTGACCACTCATCCGTGTCGATTACTGCTGGTACCGGTCTTTCTGGTGGTGGTGATATTACTTCTACTAGAACACTTAATGTTGGCGCTGGGGCAGGTATTACAGTAAATGCAGATAATCTTCAGATTGACTCGTCTTATACTCGCGGGCTCTTTAGTGCATCAGGCGACTTATCATACAACTCGGGAACAGGTGCGTTCTCCTTTACAGAAAGAACCAATCAAGAAGTAAGAAATCTGTTCTCAACATCAGGGGATTTAGCATATGATAGTTCAACTGGACAATTCTCATTCAGTGAAACATACTCAACTGCAAATGAACTTTTGACTGCAATCAAAACCGTTGATGGTTCTGGTTCAGGTCTTGATGCTGATACTCTTGATGGTCAAGAAGGAACTCACTATCGTATCAATGTATACAATGCCTCAGGCACACTCTTAAACTAAAGGATAAATAATAATATGTCATACGCAACAGTAACATCTAGACAACAACTTATTGATTATAGTCTTCGTAGGCTAGGCTATCCTGTTGTGGAAATCAATGTTGCTGATGAACAAATTAGCGATAGAATTGATGATGCCTTACAGTTATATCACGAATATCACAGCGAAGGTTCAACTCGCGTATATTTTAATGTGCAAATTACACAAGATATGATTGACCAACAGTATATCGATTTTGATGATATTGAGGGACTTCAGCTTGGTGACTTTGCAACAAGACTTCTGAATATTATTCGTGTTCTACCAATTGGTAGTTCAAGTTCGTCTGTAAACTTTTTTGATATCAAATATCAAATGAGATTAAATGACTTGTGGGACTTGCAGACTGGTGTAGGCGACCTTGCATATTATGAACAAATGCAACAGTATCTCTCAACGATTGACCTGAAACTGACTGGTGCTCCACAGATTCTTTATACACGAATTAACAACAGGCTGTATATCTTTGGTGATTTAAGAAGTGAAAGCGGCGACTTAAAAGTTGGCGATTATATTATGCTTGAAGCCTATGTCGAAGCACCTTTGAGTATAGGTACTGTTTACGATAGCATGTTTCTAAAAGAATTCACAACAGCGTTGATTAAAAAGCAATGGGGCGAGAACCTTTCTAAGTTTGGTAATGTGACATTGCCAGGTGGTGTAACAATTGACGGACAACGTCTCATTGAAGAAGCAGACAGAGAAATTGAAAGAATTAGAGAGAAACTCTTTACAGATTACGATAATCCTCCACTGTTCTTTGTGGGATAATTAAATGGCCATAAATCCATACTTTAAATATAATCAAAGAAGTGAGCAGAATTTATACGAAGACCTTACGATTGAAGCACTTCAATTCTATGGTCAAGATGTATACTATTTGCCACGAGAAATCATTAACAAAGATTCAATCTTTCTTGATGATGTTCCATCACGCTTTAGTAGTAAATACAAAATTGAAATGTATATTGAAAACACTGAAGGGTTTGATGGTGAAGGCGACCTATTCACAAAGTTTGGTATTGAACTTCGTGACCAAGCAACATTTGTTGTTGCGAGAAAAAGATGGAAGCGTCTTATTGGTAACAATCTAGATGCACAGAATTTTAGACCAAGAGAAGGTGATTTAATTTATCTTGCGTTGTCAAAGTCAATCTTTCAAATCACAAAGGTAGAAACAGAGACTCCTTTCTATCAGTTAAGTCAACTTCCTACATTCCGTATGCAATGTGAATTGTTTGAATACAATGATGAAGACTTTGATACAAACATTCAGGATATCGATGTTGTAGAATATGAGAATGCATATACCTACAAACTCACGTTGGATTCATCTGGTGGTGGCTTCACTGTAGGTGAGAATGTTACACAATCTTTTGACACCTACAATATGGTAGGCGAAGTAAGTTTCTGGAGTGACTCGGGTAATCAACTAAATCTTGTTCATGTTGGAGCAACGGATGGTCTGTTTCATACTTTTACAACAACAAGACAGATTGTTGGTGACACAGGTGGTTCAAGAGCAACTCCATCTCTGGTAGAAGAACTTCAGAATATTCAGAAAGATGCACAGAATACAATCTTTGATAATTTTGAAGGGGACTTCTTAGACTTCAGCGAATCTAATCCATTTGGAGATGCATCATAATGTTTGGAACATGGTTTTATCACAAACGAGTCAGAACTGCTGTAGCAGTGTTTGGCTCTCTGTTTAATAATCTGTATGTGCTTCGTAAGAATAGTTCGGGTGAGACTATCTCTCAAGTAAAGGTGCCGTTGTCATACGCTCCACGAAGAGACTTTATTTCTCGTCTAAACGAAATGAATAATGGTGAAGATGCAGAACGCCGTGTAGCAATGAAACTACCGCGTATGTCATTTGAGATTGTTTCTCTTGTATATGACGCATCAAGACAACTTCCTAAATCAAATAACTTTTCTAAGACAATAGCAACAAGTGTAAACGACAGACGCAAAATGTATGTGTCTGCTCCATATACACTTATATTTCAATTGAGCATCTACGCAAAGTCTCAAGACGATGGTCTGCAAGTTGTTGAACAAATCTTACCATATTTTACACCGCAGTATACTGTAAGTGTTAAACCATTCTCTGATATACCTTCGTTGACTGAAGACATGCCAATTACAATTCAGTCAGTAAGTCTTGAAGACAACTACGAAGGTGCTATTGGTGACAGAAGAACTATTGTATATACTCTTGATTTTGAAGTCAAGATGAATTTACACGGACCTGTGAATGAAGGTAAAATCATTCGTGATGTTAAAAGTAATTTATATCTGCAAGGTGCTGGTCTACTAGATAGTGATGTATTCATTGAAGCATTACAAATTATTCCAGACCCGATTGCAGTGAACGCAGATAGTGACTATGGTTTTGTAACAAATATTTTGGATAGCGCACAGTGAGTGAAAACGAAGAAAAGAATTTAAAAGACGACTATGAATACTCTCGTGAAACATATTACAATCTTTTAGCAAAAGGTCAAGAGAGTTTAGAGTTGATGATTGAAGTTGCTCGTGAGTCCGAGCATCCTAGAGCATTTGAAGTTTTGTCAGGTATGATGAAGAACATGGCAGACATCAATGACAAGTTGATGGACTTGAATAAGAAAAACAAAGACATTAACAAGAAGGATGAACCTAAACAAGTAGGTACCACCACGAACAATTTGTTTGTAGGCACGACTACAGACTTGCAACGACTCATACAACAAGAGTCGGGAGTGGTAATTGATGCAGAATCCGAATCAGAATGAATCATATCTTGGCAATATAAATGTCAAGCGTGATGGTGTTCAACATCAATTTACAGAACCAGAGGTCAAGGAATATCTAAAGTGTTCCAAAGACCCTGTATATTTCTGTAAGAATTACTTGAAGGTAATTTCTCTAGACGAAGGATTAGTGCCGTTTGACCTCTATCCGTATCAAGAAAAAATGTTTGAACACTTCAATAACAATAGATTTTCGATTGTTTTGGCGTGTCGTCAGTCGGGCAAGTCGATTAGTTCTGTTGGCTATATTCTATGGTATGCTTGTTTTCATAGCGAGAAAACGATTGCAATTCTTGCAAACAAAGGTGCCACTGCTCGTGAGATGCTGGCGCGGATTACGCTCATGCTTGAGAATCTTCCCTTCTTCTTACAACCTGGCTGTAAGGCTCTTAACAAAGGTTCCATCGAGTTTAGTAATAATTCTCGCATTATTGCCAGTGCTACAAGTGGTAGTTCCATTCGTGGTATGTCTGTTAATCTACTATTTCTTGACGAGTTTGCCTTTGTTGAAAGAGCGAATGAGTTCTATACTTCAACTTATCCCGTTATCGCGGCTGGTAAAGAAACAAAAGTCATCATTACATCAACTGCAAACGGAATTGGCAATACATTCCATAAAATCTGGGAGGGAGCGGTTCAAAAAATTAACGAGTTTACGCCGTTCACCGTAAACTGGCACGATGTCCCGGGCAGAGACGAAGAGTGGAAGCGACAAACTATCGCAAACACATCAAAGCTACAGTTCGACCAAGAGTTCGGTAACACATTCTATGGTACCGGCGACACTCTTATCAATGCCGAGACGTTGCTATCTTTTCGTGCAAAACCACCAGCACAGGTGTTCGAAGGTGGCGACCTATTGGTCTATGAAGAACCACATCAAAAGCATGAATATATCATGACGGTTGATGTGTCAAAGGGCAGAGGACAGGATTATTCTACGTTTAACGTAATCGACATTAGCACTAGACCATTCAAACAGGTTGCTGTGTATCGCAACAATACTATTTCTCCATTACTCTTTCCCAACATTATATATAAGTATGCTACCCTCTACAATGAAGCATATGTAATTATTGAGTCAAATGATTCGGGTCAACTCGTATGTCAAGGTTTGTATCAAGACTT